ATCCAAACGGTATTGATGAATGGTGGGAGACACGGTAATGCGCCTAATACGTGCTAATCGTAATCCATCATTGCGTGTTACTCGACAAATACCTAATGTCGAGAAGATGCGCATTAGAGAGGCTAGAGAGTTTAAGGGTGGATTGAATACGTTCGACACGCCTCTTAACTTATCTACACGCTTCATTGTCGAGTGCCGTAATCTGTATCCAGATACTAATGGCCGACTGCGCTTGCGCTATGGCACATCAGTGTTTGCTGATGTAACAGGTGTACTTGATGAAATCATTGCAATGGAGTACTATAATACTGCAATTATCGCAGTAGGTAAAAATGGTAAGATTGTAAGCATCAATGCATCTGGCGTTGTGACACTGCGTTGGGATGATACCATTGCAGATAATAGTGTAGCGCCTAGTGGAAACAATTCACCTACTGGTTGGTCTAACAATCTAACATTTGTTAGCTTTACCCAATTTGCAGGTGATCTAATCATCTGCAATGGTGTTGATAAACCACTACGTATGCAGCCTAACTACGCTTGTGCATATCTGTATGATGCAGGTACTAGTAGCAACGTGAATGTGCCTATTGCCAAGTTCTGTGCTACATGCAACAATTACTTAATCCTATGCACCACGCCCACTGACAAGACAACGCTGTACATCGGTATGAAGGCCGTTGCAGGCACGTTTGTTGGTGATCCAGGTGTTGATAATGACGCAGTTAATTTCATAACAAACACGTATATCAATCGCGGTAGCCCTGACATTACTGGAATTGCTGCATTTCGTGATACTCTAATAGTATCATTTAGCGAAACATTGCTTGCTATTAAACTAGGTGTATATGATACAGAAACTACGCCAAACCATATTCCTGATGTGGAAGATGTAATCGAAAATCATGGGAGTATCAGTCACCGCTGCTTAGTGCCTCTTGGTGATGACATTTTGCTGCTTGATCAGGCTGGCATGGCCGGAGTACAACGTGCCGCACTGACTGCTAAGCTGTCACCTACACGAGAAAGCACCTTAATCGGCACAGACCTACAACAAGCACTCGCCCCATTTACACAAGCACAGCTAGAGCAGCATGTGTTTGCTATCCATGATCGCATTGCGCAGCATATCATGTTCTTCGTGCCCAAGAGCGACACAGTAGCAGTGAACACAGATAACAATGTGTTCGTGTATTGCTTTGATCGTGCGCAGAAGTTTAATGCGTGGGCGTATTTCGATCAGATGGCGTATCGTTGTGGTTGTCGTACAACAGAAGGACGCATCTTCCTTGCACAAGGTGTGAAGGTGTTCTTCTATCACAATCAGTACAATCCATTGTACAATGACTATTCTATTGGCGGCACACAGCCATGGGATACTGGTCAGCTATGGGATGATAACACTGGTTGGGAAGAATTGTCTAATGCTGTAGGTGTACCAATACCATATACATTTGCTACACCATGGTCAGATATGCGTTCGACAGGGCTATTGAAGTATTCAAAATATGCATCAGTGATTTGTGAAGGCAATGGCACATTCTCTCTGCAAATGTTCATTGATGATTTCTTGCAGCCAGAATTGTCAATGCCGTTTCAAATGACTGAAATACCTGCTGGTGTTGATGTTGCAGCACGTCCAGCAAACAATGCGCAGCTATATGCATGGCCAGCTAAGTTTAATTCAATGCGTATGCGTATAACTGGCGAAAGCAACGCTTACATTGCATTTGTAGCCTTGCAAATGTATTACATAACCGGCTCCATCAGGAGATAACAATGGTAAGTAACATCAATCCTGATTTCATTACTACAGCGCCAGTTTCTAAGTCTGGTCTGAAAGCGCAGCTAGAGTTTGCGAAGAATGAAATCAGTGCGCTGCAAGCGAACATTGGCACCATTGGAGTGTACTTTACGCAAGTAGGTACAGGCGCTGAGCAGCGTTCATGGTCTAACAAGATGGCTGAGTTAGGCTTGTATGCTGGTGACTTTGGAGCAGACTTCACTGGCGTTACTGATGCGCAAGCTGATTTGCAAAATCTGTTCAATGCTGCTGCATCGCAGGGAAAGTTGGCTATTATACCTGATGGCGTGTATCGTGTCAATTCACCATTGACGCTACCTGCTGCCGCTGCGGGCTTAATCATGCGCGGAAAGATTGTGTATTATGGTACAGGTGTTGCCTTGACCATTGGCAGCGCTAATAACACATCACGTGTGCAGTATAAGTGGTTTGACGGTATCCACATCGAGAACAATGCAACAACTGATTGGAGTAGCGAGTCTGACATTGGTGTGTTGGCACGTAACTGTGATAACTGTTACATAAACATTCGTCGCATCAAAGGTTTTACTATTGGCTTGCGTACACTAGGTGCTGCTGCTGGCACTACTTCTGGCTTAGCACACGGCTTTGAAGATAACTTGCTGTTCATTGGTCAGATTGTTGATTGTCGTTATGGTATAGACATTCGCACTGATGGCGAAGGCTCGTGGAATAATGCTAATCGTTACTTCGGCGGTCACTTTGCAAATAGTAGCAGCACTAATGTGTCGCTATCACGCTTTGGTGTGCGGCTATCACGTGCAGATATTCTAAGCTATGACTTGCATAATCAGCATGTATTTTACGCGCCATCGTTTGAATTGCAGCGCCGTAATAGCGATGGCAGTAACTATCGTGATGCTATTCCGTTCCTTGTTGAAGTAGCTGGTCGTGGCATTGTTGCGCATGACATGCGCATGGAAGCCTGCACAAACTTCACAGCACGTCACATGGCTAATGCACAAGACTGCTTCTATGATGTTGCATATGTTGGATCATGGGGTTACAATCTGAGCGTTGACTATGATGCAGCAGTAACACGTGCTGGCGGTACTGTACGTGTCATGCATCAAATGGGTGGTGTTGAAGAAACACAACGTCTTGTTGCTGATGTTCCATCTGTGCGTGAAGCTGCATACTTCGATGAAGAAATTGAAGTTGGTGGCAAAGCCTTTGAAAAGTTAGCCATTCTATTTGGTACTGCTGCTGGTGCTACACTAGATGCTATGGTGCTGACTGGTGGACGTGATGCATTTGAATTAACCACTAATGATGTTGGTGTCAATGGTGCATATGCATTAGGCTTCATTGTTGACTGTTCATCCTGCAAAGAGTTCTCTTTAGCAGTTGGTGGCAGCAATATGCAGATGGTTGTCGCACAGTGGGATGGATCACAGAATGAATTAGGTAGCCTAGTGCCTGTGCGCTTTGCTGGCATGAGTTGTGTGTACAATGCAACAGCGCGCTGGTGGGCGGCGGGCACTAACTTTGATGCTACAACGCCAGTAACCAATGAAACAGCACAGCGCTATTATGAGCATCAGCGTATTACATTACATCCTAGTGCACAGTTTGCATTCATTGGTGTGCTTGGTGAAGGCGCTTCTCCGATCACTGGCAGGCTTAAAGCGTTACGCCTGTATGTGCCTGCACGTGCGCAAACGCCTCGTGTACTGTTTGGTGGGCAATATAAGTGGGGATCACGTGTAAAAGAGTTTCTGATTAACTATCCTAGTGGCATATCACAAGGACCAAGTAGTTATAGTGTTGTTACACACACTGTAGCAGGGATGCGTCAAGGTGATCAGGTGCAGGTATCGTATGATCCTGGTACTGGATTTCATAATGGTGGACTAATACTTCATGCTCTAGCTGGCATGGGGACAGGCTCAGCTAACACACTAGCAGTTGTGCAACAAAACATAAGCGCAGGGACAATCAATTCTGCGGCAGGTAATTTGTATGTGCGTTGGACAAGAAGGAGTGCATAGCGTGGACAACCTCACATTCATAAATCGTGTTGCTGAGAGTAGTCCAGTAATCATTGCGATCATGTTAGCGGGCTATATTGCCTGCTGGCATGTGCTGCAATCATTGCTGCGGCGCTTAGATAGAAAAGATGCACAATTGCTTGAATTAAACAATGAAATGCTGACCGCGGTAGCTGCGGTAACTAAAGCAGTAGAGCGTTTGACAGACTCAATACTGTATCGTAACTCAAATACACTGCTCGGTAATAGGTTCAGCAAAAATAATGATGATGAATTGTGAGAAATGGGCTTGACAAGTGCCGATTTGGGGCTATAATAGCCCAAAAGGGCTTGGACAGGCAGCATGACGATACGTATCCGCACTTACAAGCATCACAATGACTATGCGCGGGTACTAATGCTAGCTGAATTGATGCATAGTGAGAGTAAATATACGCATAAACCGTTCATGCGTGAAAATGTGTACGAGTTTTTGGAAGGAATTGATAATAATACGCTGATTGGTTACATTGCTGAGCATGATCAGCGTGGTATTGTTGGTTTTATATGCTTAACACAGATGCCATACATATTTACTGGTGGTTTCTTTGTACATGACCTGGCATTTTACATAATGCCAGAGATGCGTCACACCTTAGCGTTTGCTGCGCTGCTTCGTGCTGCGGAAAGCTATGCAAAGAGTGCTGGTGCAGATGCAGTTATGCTTGGTATAACTGCTCCACATGATGTTACTAAGGCGGCACGTGCTTATAGTAAGCGCGGCTATCAGACATTCGGTGTATTCATGCGCAAGGAGATAGTGACATGAGTTTTGGCGGCGGATATAGGCCACCCCCTGATAATTCACTGCAATTGCAACGTGAGCAGTATGCACGTGAAGATGCAAATCGTGAAGCAGAGCGTCAACGTCAAGAGCAAGAAACTGCTAGGCGTCGTGACGAGTTTAACACTGCGCTTAGCACAGCAGAAACAGCTTATCGCACTGATGCAGCAGAGCGTCTAACTGCACGAGGACTTGATCCCACCACATACAACTATCTCATTGATGATGCAATTGCTGATGGCCGTCGTGCGACGCCAAGCCTTGATGCAAATCCATCACAATACTTTACTAACTCACTACTAGACAATGCAATCAGTAATGCTGAACGTGATCAGCGCGCAAACTTCACGCAACAAACTAATCGTGCATTTGTTGATAACTTTGAGCGTGGATTGTTTCAAGATACTGCTGATGATCCATACATTGACGCAATACTTGGTAATCAGCGCACTGAGGCTCTGCAATCACTCGATTTATCACGTAGTCGTGGTAGCCTTGATCAAATAGGCTATGATGCTGCACTAGCACGGCTTGATGAAATGGAACGTGCGGCACGTAGTACAGCTAACAATCTTGGTGGCGGCATTATCCAGGGCTATCGTAGCCAGGTTGGCGATATAGGCGATCGTGCAAGAGAAGCGGCAGGTGGATACACGCTTGGCAGCGATTTCAACCTAAGCGGCTATCAAACAGAATTGTCAGACTTGACCGGACAATTGCGTAACTCACTGGAAGGTGATATTTATTCTGCGCTTGCTGGTCAACAATTCTTTGATCTTGGCGATATTCTGACACGTGGCGGCAGTGCGCAAGGGCCGGTAAATCCTAACTCATTGCCAGCATTTATGGAAGAACGTGAACGTGTTCGCAATGCAGAACGCGGCGTTGGCGGCAGTGGAACATTCTGATAGGTATGTGACATGGACCCCTTTACTTTAGCAATGCTTGTGTCTGCTGGCGCTAGTGCGGCAGGCGTAGGCTTAGGTGCAGTTAATGCTAGTCAAGCACAGCAAGCGGCTAACGCGCAGAATGATCTTGCGTTGCGACAATTCTATGCTAATCGTAGAATTGCGCAGTTGCAGGAAGAAATGGCACGTGCTGGCACACGCAATGCACGTGGTGATGTGACTGAGTATATACCTGGCGTTGGTTGGGTAGAACGTCCAAGTGAAACGACACGTGCTGCCATCGCTGCATCTGATCAAGAGCAGCGGCTGCGTCTAACGCAAGATATGCCACGTGCGCGTATGCTGCGTGTAGCTAATTTTGGCCGTCAATTGGCTGAAGGTAACATGGCTGATAGCATACTTGCTGGTATGAAAACCGGCTCACAGAGTGTGCAAGATTTACGGGGAGCATTGATCCGTGCAGGAGCAGCCAAAGCTACTAGTGGTGCTGATGATATGCGTAAGCGTATCGGTCTTGTATCACTTCGCAGCGGTACTGGTGGTCAAGAAGCACTTGCTAAATTAGGCCGCAATAGCCTCGCAGACACACGCACTGCGATTGCAGAAGCTGATTTAGAGGCGCCTAACGAATATGTAGCACGTCGAGGACAGCGTGTTAATTCACGCCTTAATCAATATGGCGCACTAGCTGCACGTGCATCTGCACCAGATGGTGTACCATTCACACCTACTGTACTTGATGAAAGCCTTAATAGCACACTGCGTAGCCGTGCTAATATGGCGCCGCAAGCATTAGGTAGTGCTATGGGACTTGATGGACCAAATGTACGCTATGCTGAGGATCGTACACCAGTTGCGCTAGATAGCCTTGGGCAGTATCTGCAAGGGCTTACCCGCATGGCAGAGCGCGAAGGTTGGCGCAATCGTGGCGCATATAACAACAATCCTGCATCGCTTACATTCAGTAATGTAAATCGTCCAGTATCATATAATGAGGCATGGGCGTCTAATAACTATATGATGTGAGGCACACACAATGGCACGTTATAGTTTAACCGTTGTAAGGCCGACACGACTTGGCAGGCTTAGTGCACCAGGTGGTGATGAATTGCGCAATGCAATGGCTGGTGAGCAAGCACTAACGCAGGCTATGTCACAGCCTGGGGCCAGTCAAATGATTGGTCATCGCTTTCTTGCTGAGCAAAAAGCATTGGATGCGAAGCGTGATTACACACTTGCCACAGAGCAGCATAACCAAACACTTGCTGACATGCGTGAAGAAGATCGTCGCCGTGCATTAGAGGATCAAGCAACACGTAATAGACACGCATTGCTGACTGCTGGCATCAATAATCCTGCTGGATTGTCTGCACTAAATGCACCTGAATTAGAAGGCTTACTTGATCCTAATGCGCGTGAAATGTATCGCAGCTTGTTGCGTGAAAATGTTGCTGCTGCTGGTCGTAGGTATTCGTTGCGTCCAGAAGGCAATAATACCGAAGTCAATCCTAATACGGCAGCAAACATTGAACAACGTGACAATGCATTGATTGATAGAAGCATTACTGCGGCAAGGTCTAACCTAACACGCCAAGAAGCGACTATTATGGGCGATGCTACTCGCAGATTGCAAACTGAGTTTAATCAAGCACGGCGAGAAGCAATCATTCGAGAGCGTGATGCGGCGCTTGCTACTGCAAGACAACGCACTAATGAAATCATAACTGGACTTGAAGCACGTAGGTCTGGCCGGGGTGGTAATGCATCACCACAAGGTAATGCTGCACAACCGACACAACCTGAACGTACCACACTTGCGACAGAAGAAGGCAATGATCCTCGTGCAGCTATGATTGAGTCAGCACGTAGGCACCTTGCTAATCCTAGCACTACACCACAACAACGTGAAGCAATTCGCCAACGACTGCGCAGCAATGGCATTGACCCGGATACAATGCAATGAGTGGTACTGATCCCTTTGCTGACATTGTAGCTGCACCGCAAGCTGCTGATCCATTTGCTGACATTGTACAGTCACCGCGTCGTGCAGCTAATGGTGGCATCATTCGCAACATTCCTGGTGTTAGCCTTGCAATGGATATTGCACGTGGCTTTACTGGTGCTGTGCCAGATATTGCTGGCCTTGCTGGTTATTTAAGTGGCAGTCAGGGACTCACTAATTGGAGTCGTGATGCTAATGCATTCTTAGACAGAAACATCATGCCTCGTGCTGAGTTTAAGGATGATCCAGTACGTGCGTTAGTGCAAACTGCTGGACCAGCATTGATCCCCCTTGGTGGTCCTGTAGCTACTACTGCAAGCACTGCTAATCGCATCGTGCGTATGTTGCCAACAAGATTACAGCAAACTCCTGGTGTAGCTAGTACGATTGGCGGTGCGGTTCGTGTAGGTGAGATTGCGCTGCCTGGTTCGGCACCATACAATGCTGGTAACATTGCATTAAACGCTGCGGCTGGTGCAGGCTTGTCATACGGCGCAGAGCAATTAGCTGATGCCGCTGATGAAGCGCGACTTGCGCGCATCAATCCGCCACGTACTACATCTGCTGTAATACCAGCACCACCTGCTGACCCATTCAATGACATTGTGCCGCCTGGGCAAAGGTCATGGTATGAGACTGCGCAAGATGTGTTGCCATGGGTTGTGGGTGGATTAGCTGTTCTCAGTGTTGGTGCTGCTGCTAGGTATCAACAACGCTTTACACAGCGTCAGCTTGATGCTGCTAATCAATCTGCACTAACACAGCCCGGTACGCCTAGCGGTATGCAGCCTATGACTGGTGCGATTGAAGGTGTTGAGAATGGATTGTTCAATCAATATACAGTCTTGAATAATCGCATAGATGAACGTGTGCGTGATGGCGTTATCACTCGTGAAGAAGGTGATAGCATCATTGGCACAGTCATTACTCACGCCAATGAAGCTGCTAACAGCGATGTGTTTCGTGAGTTTTGGGATACTGGCCTGTTTCCTGGCGGTAGCAAAACAGAAGCACCACGTGAGGTTGCATATCGTGCATCATTGCTTCGTGGTAAGAATGTTGATCAAGTTACTAGGCGTGACGACTTCACACGTTTCAATGACATGCTTGCTGCTATGGATGAATTAGACCTTCGCAGGGCTAATGTCAATCGCACTAAGACTGTGCGTGATCCTGTTACCGGACATTACAAACAAGTACCTGATCCTGCATGGCGCACTGATCCGCTTACTGGTAAGCAAGTGCAAGGTGAGGCACGTAGATCAGCGCTGTCTGACATAGATGATGCAACACTAAAGCAACGTGTTGCTGAGGGTATGCGTTCACCAGAAGTAGTGAAGATTGTAGATGATTACCGCAAAATTAACAATGCATTGTTAGATTACGGCCAGCGTCGTGGCATATGGTCACTCAAAGAAGTGAATGATATGCGCACAATGAACCCTAATTATATGCATCGCATGATTGCTGATCTAGTGCTTGAACGTAATCAGCGCGCAGGACTTAGCCCTATTGTATCAGCGGTAGAAACTAACTCACCACTTACAAGTCGTAACCGTGCTGAGAACGCTGGCCCTGATCGTTATCAAGATGCTATGATGAATATGCAGGATGGGATTGGGCAGACACTTGACTTCATTCGTCGCAATGAAGCGCTAAAAGCTGTTGCTAATAATCTATCCAGTACGTTTCCTAGTGGTAGTGCCAAGCCTGTAACTGGCATTGGTCGCGTGCTAGTGGATCGTCCTGGTGTTAAGACTGATCCTGCATACATTGCAGTACCATTTCGTGATCATAATGGGACACGCTTTCTGCTAGAGCTTGATCCAACAATAAGCCAAGGCTTGTTGCCATATCCACGTGCATTTGTGCCTATTGCTAATGCAGCACGTATGTTAGAACAGAAAATGACTACAGGGCCTATAGGCTTTCTGCTAGGAAACTTGCAAGCACCAGCGTCGATGGCCATGGGTGCAGTAGCTGCGCTTATCAGTGCGCCATCAAACATGCGCATTGGCATTCTTGACAAGTGGATACAGAACAGCACAGGCATCAGCCCGCGCAAGCTAGGCATTGTTGATCCAACATTCTTTGCACAGGTTCTAGCTGCGCCATTGCGTGACTTGTGGGATTTGCGCGGGCAGGTAATTGGCAATGCATTGCAGCGTTCACTAGACAAGAATGGCTTTATTGCTAATCAGCTAGGACCAGTGCGCGCACAAGCAATGGCTGATGCATTTAAGCGCAGCTATGAAGCAAGTGACTTGCATCGTATGAAAAGCGAGGGGCTGATTGCGCAAGGTTTGTCCTATGCTATGGAAGGACAAGGACTGACAGGCTTTGCTGCGCAGATGCGCAATCTTGCGCAGAATAATCCTGAATATGCGAAGGTGATGAATTACGGTGGATTTGCTCCTGATATATCTAAAATACGCTCACTAGAACAGTTTCGAGAGTATGCTGCTGTACAAGGTGCGAGAATTACACCAGTTACGGCACGTCGCATATGGCAAGGCTACTCTAAGTTTCTTGATCTGGTAGCTAATGCACCACAAAGTGCTATGTATCGTGCGAATAAGGGGCGGAATGAGCGTGGGGTCATTGGCTATGCACGATCTGTAACAGGTGATCCATCGCAATATGGTAATTATCGTATTGTGCAAGGCATTTTGTCTATGGTGCCGTATGGAAACATCATGGTACAAGGTGCGCATCAGCCTGTTAAAGCATTTAAGCGTGAGCCAGCATCAATGGCAGTACGCACTGCAATGTTTGCAACAATGCTCGGCACTGCAATGCTGCAATCTGCGGTAGATAGCGATGAACGCGCTATTGCAGAAGGCAAACCACCGAAATCTGTAGCACATTTGCTAACACGTGATGGTCGTGATGCTGCTGGCGCATTTCGTTTCTACTGGAACAGTGATGATCCTGAAAGCAGCATTCGCATTCCTATAGAACAAGCATTTGCTCCGTTCTTTAGTGCTGTGTTAGGATCAATTCAGGCAGGATTTGATGTTGATAATCCTGATTTCTTCACTGAACGCTATGCACCACTGCGTGATAGCTTGCATAGGCTCATTGAAGATGGAAATGATCAACGTATGCGCGCATCAATTGGCCTAGCTGGTGCAGATGTGCCAATGCTTGGCGCAGTTGATGCTGCATCACGCATTTTGACTGGCAGCACGGTACAAGATGCAATGTCTTTTGCTACTGGACCACGTATTGCACCTGATCGCAGCGCTAAAGCGCTTGATCGTATGATGATGAACAATGATGTGAGTGATCGCTACACTGCTACAGTGTTGCAGACTGCAATGGGGTATGGTGGCGAGTCATTGCTTGATCTGTGGCGTACATTTGGCATTGTACAGCGTACAGAAGGCACAGGTGCTGCGGCTAAAGCTACGCTAGGGCAGTATGGTGCAAACATTACTGGTGGTGCGCGTATTGTAGGCCCCGCAATGTTTGGCCAAGAGCGCCGTATGCGCAGCAATGATGTTGTTGGCGAAACAATCCTAGCTATGGAGCAGAAGCTAGACACAATCACGCGCAATCTAGGGCAGATACGTGGTGGTGAGGGTACGATTGGCCCATCCACACGCTTGCGTGAACCAGAGTTTGGTGGTGGTCGTGCAGGTGTTCCAGAAGATATGCGGCCAGTGTTGTTGCAGCTTGCACAATTTAATTCACAGATTAGTAAGCTGCAACAACAACGTAAGGATAAGCTAGAAGAATTGAGAACACTGAACAGTTCACCAATTCTTCGTGCCGATCCTGGGCAGCTACGCACACGTACCAATCAGACTGCGCAAGAAGTGCGAGAGATAAATGCACAGATATATCAAGCAATGCTTAGTGTTGAAGCTGACATATCTGATGATACTGGTAGGCGAGTGCGTATTGCTGACATTGATCCAATGAAAGGCTTGGATCAGTTTCCGCGCCTTCATCGCTAAGTAGCAGTCAGCTTCTCAAGCATCAGTGTGTTTAAGTTGCGCGCTAGTATTTTGTTAGTAGCACGCCACACTGTTTTGCGTCTGCCTTGTGTAGCTACATCAAAGCGCTGAACCATTTCCATTTCATGCATGATGGCTAGCGCATACTCTAGTTCACGTGTCTTTAGGTATCTACGTGTTTTGAATAGCACATCGCTCTGACCTATACCTAACTCACCAGCTTCTAGTAGCACAGTGCGCAGTTTGTCTATGCCATTAGTCATGCGCATCGCTTCTTTATTGGCACCGAATAAGTGTGCTGCTGATGCTTTATTATGCTGGATAATCTTGATTGCATGATTGATATGATGCACATCAATCATCCAGCTTTCATCATTCGCACTCAGCAATGCTGCTAGTCGCAGTATGTGATGATCCTCTCTAGCTTCAAATGATGCTAGAAATGGATCGTTACTATCTCCATCACGCCTCTGCTCATACCAACGAACAAAGCGTGCCTTGGCCTTGTCTGTTAGATTTATGCCATGCTTTGACCAGTTATCTGCTTGCTTGCGTATATCGCACAGCGCTATTGCTAATTCATCCACATCAGTTGTCAATTCTTCTGGCCAAGCAACAAGCCGTTTGCGCCGTTCTTCGATGATGAACAAGCATCGGCTGGTAAAACCGCCTTCAATAACATCAGGATTGATCGCACGTACTAGCCAGCTAGGTGTTGATGCTGCTGCAAATGTTAAGTACACATTGCGCACCGTAGTCGTGCTAGTAGATAAGCGACTGTATTCACGCAATTCAGGACAGTCGTACAAGTCAGTGAGCAATCCTGGCATTGCAATGGCGTACTGCTCTTTGCCTAGAAATGTTACTAACTCACTGACTAATATACCGCACGAAGCGGCATTGTGTTCAATGGTCTGTAGTGCTAACTGTTCACGCAGCTTCTCTGGTGTGATATTTCCTGTGACAGTCACAGCATCTGTATGAAACCCAGCGGCACGATACACACGTTCGCACATACGAATAGCTGTTGACTTGCGTGTAGTGCCTGCTTCTGCACATAACACAATGTACAGATTGAGAAACACTGGTGCCTTTGGACGGTTCACAATCATGCGCCGCCCAATTGCATTGCTGAGAAGCCATATACCACACCAGAAGTCGTATGCTATTGGTGTTTCTAGTGGACTCATGTACTGCAAGTACTTGTCCAAGAATGTGCCTTCTTTTACGGCTTCACGATACATTTAGTTTGTCTCCGCCTGTTACATGAAGCATGTGCAAGCTGTAGATTGTTATACCGATTTGTGCCGCCTAGCGACACTGGTATGATGTGATCTATGTTTGCATCTTCATACTCCATTGCATCTCCACATAATGCGCAGTAACCGCCTTGTGCTGCAAATAGCTTCGCACGTATGTTTCTGCGATCACTGGCCTTGATATAGCGTGTTCCTTGTTTGCTGCTTGGTGATCTCTTAGGCATCAAACTTCAACTTCTTCATGTTGGACCAGCGATGCACACCTTGTTCATCTGCATAGCTGACTTTGAAATCCGCAGGAATGATCAGTGGTTCACCGTGGATGATTAGTGGGCTTTCAGCATACTTGCGCATTATAGCTGCGACACGCTGCACGTCACGCTCACGGCACATTGCAGTGAGGCTGTCGTGATTATTAAACGGTATCCGAGCATAGCGTGGCCATTTATCATCTTCTTGTGACTTATATTGTACTCCACAAACAAAGTCACCTAGTGTTGATTGTGGCTTGAATGCGATGATACTGTCTAACAAGTCCTCGTCAATGCGGCTACCTGGAAACTCCATGCGTCTGCCAAGACAAGTCCACAATGCACGATGCTTGTACACTTCATCAATGATAACTTTCCACCATATCTTTAGTTCTGGTGTTGCCCGATGATAAGCTGCATAGGCAAGTTCAGCTTCTTTAATGGACAGTCCTGTTGTGGCAGCGAGTCTTGCAGCTTGCATTCGGTAATTAAGCCCATGTCTGCATCGCTTGCTGATTGCTCTAAGTGAAAGGCTGCCGATAGGGTGTTCTGGTGTTGCGTTGGTTTTATCGTAATAGTCAAACTTAGGGACAGCATCATATGGCACTTTGAACATCTCACTGGCAAGTGCGATGTGAGCATCGTAGCTTCCTGGGTTAAGTCTTGCACGTTCAAACTGCTCCTTCCATTTGATGATCTTCGCTTCCCACCCGACAATACGGGCTTCTGCTTGCGCACCATCGAAGTACACATAGACAAGTTGTTCTTCTCTGGTGCGTCTGATTGCTGCTGTTTGCATGATCTTATCTCCTTGCGCGTTCTGCTTGTCTATATCGCACAATGCGTCGGCGTATTTCATCAACCAGGTCTGAGTAGTAATCTTCCAGCCACATTATATTGGGATTATTGTGTTGTGCGCTGAGCACAATCAATGCATCCCAATGTCTGTCTAAGTCTTTGAGAGCATCTGCTAGTTGGTCGTTTGTAAGTGATGCTGGCTTAGGCATCCGAAAGCCTGGGATCATACTAAGGCAACCCCTTTGCATACTCTATCATATCTTCATATGACATTCCTCTGTATGCAGATGACTGCTCCATGTACGCAATCATGCGTTCCTCGGCTAACTCACGTGATTTGCTACGTGCTTTGATCTTCACCCATTCTGTGTGAATGTCCAGGCCGCGCTCACTAGCCGTTGTGTATGGTGTGAGAGGAATAATGTGTGACTTCTGCTTAATCATCGAACATCATCCTATCTGCTATGAACATGCCTCTCAGCATTTCAGGTTGGTTCTGTAGGTTCATGCCGCTACCCCACAATGTGTGGCTACTAGACAAACGGCCAGGCACAAACTGTGTTCCATACTGCTTGTAATCACTACGCATACGATTGTCTGGATCAATCTCTGCGGTGATGTATGTGCTGTATAGTTTATGCTGCTCCTTGTATTTATTAAGCAGGATTAGCATGTGCCTAGCCGCATCACTAGTATGCGGGTTCTCAATCATTACAAGCCTGTTAGCTTCATCAGTGCTTGCAGTCTTACCACGTAAGCGTAGTTGTTCAAAGAACAGCTTACCAAGCTGTTGTGGTGAGTTTGGATTTGGATTGATCGTGTCATCACCAGTAGCAATGCGTGCTGCGGCAACAAACTCTGCACTCAGTTTGTCAACACTCGTACCAAACTCCATTTCTAATTGTTTGCGCATTGCAATGTCAACACGATTGCCTAGCACCGTAGAGGCAATTAGATGTGGCTGTAGTCGCATCACATGATTGCGGTAGAAATCCCACAATTTCTGTGATGCTAACTCTTTCTCAATCCTACGCGCCACTTCCCAAGTAATGCACACATCTTTGACGTTGTATATCCAGAAGTCGGCAATGTTACCACCCTCTTTCCAGTCACTTTTCTCATTCTTATAGAATGGATGTGTGGTGTACTGTGCAGTGAGAAAGCCAAGATTGTGTGGCCATGTGGGATGCAGCGTGTGATGTGCAAGTAGTGTGTCAATCCACAACGGCTTTGCCTTGATACGATCTTTATACCAAAGCCACGCACTATCGAAGCATCCATTTTGCGCCACAAGTTGAACACTTGCATGGCGGAGGACTCGCTGTATTGCGCGCCTAACTTGTGCTTCTTCAGCCACTGTCCAACGATTGTTTGATAAGCCACGGAAGTTGATGCACATGCCCTCATGTGCGTCATTTGCAAAGCCGATACACGCGGTTTCATTTGCGATTACCTCAATGTCAAATGATACTGGCTTACCTTCTTGTATCATACGATCACACCACTGCACTGCTTCATTCGGTGATGGATCGTAGATAGGTGTGACATTATACTCACGCCACACACCGCGCCGAACCATATCTAGCTTGCTTATGTCTAAGCGGAATATGGGTTCTAATGATGGCTTACGTAAGATGTTTGCAGGATTGTGTGCGATGATAAAGTCACGTTCTCCATCACCAACCACACTGCCACGCCATTGATCAATGCCACTCTGTCCTACAATAGCCTGCAATGCAATGTCACCAAGCACCAATATGTGCTTGAGGTTAGGTAGCTGTGACAATTCCCATTTCAGCAATGCAGTCCAATGTGCTAACTCATTACGCGCAATGCCCTTCTTACCGCCGTCACCCCATTGGTGACTGCCGCCACCTTTGCTATCTATCAGTTGTCGCTTCACTACATTGGTAATGTAGAAGTGTTGTCGGTGCAAACCAAAGCCCTTCAACACATCCCATAGAAAGCGGCCTGATCCACCTACTAACGGTACTTTTAGTTGTGTTTCCCTAAACCCAGGTGCTTCACAAACAATAGCAATAGTGCTGCCGAAATTACCGTCAGCAAGGCAATCCGTAGTAAGCTGAGCAGCTTGTGCTTTACGTATGAACTCACGGTTCAATTCTCCTACAGACTCAACCATATCTTCACTGTCTCCTCGATCTGTTCACGGAAGTACGTTGTGCTGCCTGAGTTTGTTATGTCAATAGTGCCGCGTATGTCTGGCAAGTCAATGTAGCTACGGCTATCACCTTCAAATGTTTTGCCAGGACGATGCAGCCGCACCAACAACACATTAGACACACCAAAGTATGGCAACAACGGAGCAGCTTCATAGTCAAAGCCACTATCACTGCATACAAATAGCTTGCTTGGCGATGCTTGTATCTCTCGCAACGCTAGCTTACCAAACACACGCATACCAAACTTATCTTTGGCCCAATACTCAGACATGCTGATCTGTACATCAACATAGCTGTTGCCAAACAGCAATTCATCTGGCTCAGTTTTCTTGCTTTCAAGATACGCAACCTGCGCATCGGTTAGATTGAAGAAGGCTTTGATACCATCCTTCAATGGGCGGCTCATTTTGAACCGCATTGTATCAGGGAATACAGACCAAACATGATCTGCTGCTGTGTCTTTGCCACTGTGACGTGGCCCATTGAACAGGATTAGCTTGCGAGTATTCATTGCATCATTCTCCAAACACACGTGGTTCTTTGATGGTTACTGACAATGACAAGCCCTTTGTATCAGCAATCAGTGTGACATGCTCACGCGCACGAGTGATTGCTGTGTAAAGGTTCTTGCGATTAAGCAGTGTGTGATGGGATTTGTTCACTACATAAATCACATGCTTGTACTCACTGCCCTGTGCTTTGTGTGTGGTGAGTGCGTATGCTAGATACAGGTCATTCTGTGGATAACCAATGCGCACTTGGTTGTCAACCACTGTCTGCACTGCTGGCGGTATAGAACATTTACGATCCTCGAAGTCAACAACAATCTCATGCAGATCAGTGACTTCAACAACCCTACCCACTTCACCATTGAACACACCAGATGTACCATTGTCACATTCTAAGTCATACCAATTCTTAGCCATAACTACTTTGTCACCAACGCCAACACGAATAGCAGGATCATACACCTTACCATTGTATGAACGGCGAGGCACATCAATAGTCTCACGATCATCTGGCATGAGTAGCATTTGCAACAATGCATTTAGCTTGTGTGTACCAACCCATGACTTGTTGCCTGGGGTAAGTATCTGATTGCGCAAGCTAGTGAAGTCTGATTTCTGCAATGCTTTGAGCCAATCAGTGTGCAGTGACTCGGCAATAACTTCAACGGGACGATCAGTGATGATCATGTCAAAGTCAGGCAAGCGCTGCGGTGCACTGCCTTTAAGCACACGTTGTGCATTAGACAAGATACCACTATCCTTTGCCTGCCTATGCACACGATCAAGACGGATGCCATCAAAGCGTGTGAGCAAGTCATTGAAAGCGGTTGGCTTAGCTGCTAGCTTTGGGCTGCTTTCAATCGGTGGTAGCTGTGACTCGTCACCAAATGCAATCAGCCTGCAACCAGGTGGGAATGCGTCAAGCAGATTGCGATGCAATTCTTGATTGACCATTGCGTATTCATCAGCAATCACTGTGTCATAGTCAATTGGATTTTCGCGTGTACGCCGTGGCAATGTTGTGCCATACGGCTTACCTGTGCGTGGGTTAATGTCACGTGGTGCTGTGTATTGCAGTAGCGCGTGGATGGTCATGGCAGGCGCACCAGTAGCTTCACGAATGCGTCGTGCAGCTTTGCCCGTAGGTGCTGCAAGCACTGGATTGTAACCATTCTCACGTAGCTTTTCATAAATCGTACGCATGATCGTTGTCTTGCCACTACCGGCTGGCCCTGTGACAGCAGCAATCCTGCGTGAAATGTCTAGCGCACGTTCGACTGCAAGTTTTTGCTTCTCGTCAAACTGCTCTAGTGTAATTGGTGTAGCTGCTTCTGACATTGTTCTTCCTTATGGGGTTACTTGTGGATGTTTGCCTGAGTGCTCTTTGTGCAATGCTGCTGCACCGAACACGCATAACCAGCGCATCAATTCGCCTCTGGTAATTCCTAGTCGCTCTGCTTCTTCATTGAGCAGAGTTAAATCATCCTCATGCATACGCACTGCAACGCATCTGCCGCTGCTATTCAACGATGCAATGCCTCTACGGAATGATAACTTGATTGGCTTTGGTATCGTGATTGATCCAAGACCGGATACGTTTTCATTCATTGCGGATACCTTTGCTATACAAAAATAGGCGGTAACATTACTGCTACCGCCTATCGTAATGCATCACACGTGTTAGCTACAAACACCGCTGCGAGAGTGTTACCACTCTATGCAATGACATTACTCGTCGCTACCGGAGCGCTCTTTCACTTCCACCGTGTACTTCAGGAAGGGCGGGATCGCTTCGCCGCTGCCCATCTTTTCGAGGATCACGCGGCCATTCATGGTAAGGGTCTGAATGCCTTCACGCGCGGCTTGCACAACCTCTTGGGGAGTGCCTGGCTTGAACATGACATAGACAGTGCGCGGTCCAAGGACGCGCTTCGCCTTGTCCTTAGCACCCGGAGTAGCGGCCTTCATGTTGGGATTAGCCATTAGCTTGTTGTCCTTTTGCTGTAGCCCTTTGGGCTTGGTTGGTAATGTCGGTATCATACTCTTTTTCTCCTACACGTCAAGAGAAAAATGCACTAGCCAATAAAATAATTGGCTAGTGCCTTCGGGTTAGATAGCCCGAACCGGCTTGCCACGTGCCTGATCAATGCCTTCGTATTCTTCATGCGTGACTTGAAGAATAACATTCTGTGCAATGAAGGCTGTGGTGTCAATTTGATTGCTCGGCGCTACGCCATGCATCAGGCAGAATTGCTTGAGCAAGTAACGATTGCGCGGAGTCTGTGACAGTGACTGATAGACCATCAGCGTTTCACCATCAGGATTACCATCAGTGTAATCCGGTGGGAATTGTGATGCATCAACAAAGTATTGCAGAACCAGCATAGGATTACCCTTGCTGCTCATTTTCAATTCTGCATTGCGTACTTCACCGCGATACTCACCGATGGGTAGCGGCTTAGGCCGTTCAGCATCAGCGAGTGACTTGTCCATAGTATAGACAGAACCAAGTTGTTCTTCTGACATTCCGATTTATCCTTTGCTGTTGATCGGAGATTGACTTGTGACATACTACGCTAACCCTGTCAAGCCACCAGGGCTAGTATCTATGGGGCGACTTACCCCCTAGATATAGTTACCCGCCGAGCATGGCACTTCCATATCAGGTTGCGGCCTAGCTGCTTGCAGGTATTTATTCACTTCATGACGTGTTTGATACATGACACGATGAACAGCGTTGTGCATTGTCTGTGCCGCAACAGACTCAGGCAGCAAATCTACATGCGCACTTGCATATGTACATGCTTGAGAGAATGCACGATGTGCATCTTCAAGATGCTGCATTCCTTTGCGAAGTGCGTCCATGGTTTTCTTTTCATGTGCACATCTTGCTTTGTCAACGAACCTGTATGGATCATCACACGGTGCGTCCATCTGCACGACACTATTAGTCCCGAGGCACTGGGATTTTAGCGAAGCCGTTCGCTTCCCACGCTTTGTACCACGTTGTGATGGCATTGTCTTTGTTCCTTTCATCAGGGTTGTCTTGGTTGTATTTAACGGTGAAGAATGTACGTTCATCCGTTACGAACATGCGTGTTCGCATTGGACGCTTCACACCATGCGCACGAATGTATATGTTTCGTGCCTTACCAGTGTCCTCTACGTACCAGATTTCACTGATCTTTGCGGGAATAGCTACTTGCCCTTGGCCACCTAGATTAAGTGTAATTTCTGTAGGTGCGCCGTTATCATCAGTAGTTTCTTTGTCATGTGCAGTTAGTATGCAATGGCATTTAGTATCTGCACATACACGTAGCACCATTGTAATGAAGTCTAGGATCATGGCAGCACGTATGCCATAACCTGTTACACCTGGTGCTTCGATGCTTGCTTTGAAATGCTTACCACTAGCCTTGCCGCTGACAATAGCATAATGCAGTGCCATCTGACCAAAGGTTGTCAGACTGTCAACGACTACAGTTTGAATGTCTTGCTCACGTATCAGCTTGAGCAAGTCACTTTCAATGATACCACCTTGTTTGAATGCTTCTAACTGCGCAGACTTGTAGCCTGAGAAGTCAGCAACAAGAATGTTATCAGTGCGGATAAGTGATGCTGTGCCAGCAGGATCAAATTGTAGCCATAGCTTCTTGCCAGGAGCAGTAGATGCAAGCACTGTCTTACCAACACCTGGCTTGCCCCACAACAACATTGTAAGTATTTCACGACGACTGATAGTAGGTTGCACTTCAATGCTGCCGAGTTTCATACTTAGTCCCCCGCTTTGTCATGTAGTGGCGACCATTCATCATTGACCATCTGTTCGAGCATGTCAAGCTGTTCTTGTTCATCGCTTGCACAGAAGGGGATCATGCTGCATGGACGGAAATAGCGATTGCAGCTATGCGTATGCTTTGGTGCAGTCATTGGATTATGGCGATACGCATTGTAGATGTTTGATGTGTATTCCAACCATTGCAACCAGCGCTCTTTCATAAAGCTATCACGATACACATCAACGATAGATAAACCATCTGATGCATAACGTGGCAATGGTAGTGCTAAGCCAATGACTAAGCCTCGACGTATGCTAGTGTTAGCATGTAGTGATCCTGCTACGCAGTAACCTGTCACTTGGTGGCTCATATCAAATGACATGCGCCATGCATCATCCAAGCGTGATGCGCTCTTGTTCTCCTGTATGATCAGTTCTTCACTACCTTCAGCAGCATGATGCAGTCCATCAATGCGACCAGTGTAGATGAATGGTTGCAGTGGATATGTGTCATTGTGTTCATTACCGTATGGCTGTATCTTAATCGCAAACGGTATCTCCACACCAATGTCACTTGTTGGATCAGACACATCACGTACCCATACAGGATGGCGATTAAAGTCCCATCGTTGCAAGTAGTATAGCAATGATGTTTCTAGGTTATTGA